AAACTATCATCTGTTACAGAAGTTGCTGTAACGGAAGGGGATAATATTGTATTCAAAAAGTATGATATAGCATTACTAAAAGGTCAGACTTTAAAAGGCATCACTTCTGGCGTTACAGGTACTGTTGTTACTACTCGTTATGCAACTACTACATCTGCAGATACTGTTTATGTAAACTACACAAGTAGTGGAAATGCAAGTAATGAGGCAACTTTTAGACAAGGGGAAACTTTAGAAGTTGTAGATGGTGTTAATACACCCTTATTGGTCGTTGGAACAGACGGTAGCGTACTTCCAACTACTGTTACTTTAGAAGACCCAGATACAGGTGTAGAGACCTCTTACACCAGCAATGCAATGGGTTTTGCTTCTGCTGTGCAAGTAGAAGAAGGTATTTACTTTGTTAATGGACATTTTGTAAGAAATTCAGAGGAACTTCTTCTTTTAGAACCATATATTGATATTCCATCTGCTAAAGTAGGATTTAAAATCACAGAGTCTTTAATCACTCCTGAAGAAGATTCAACACTCTATGATCAAGCAAGAGGTTTTGCTAACTTTAGTGCTCCTGGTGCTCATCGTCTATCGATCTCTTTAGGATTGATAAAGTATAACTTAGATGCATCTACGGATAGTAATTTTATTCAACTTCTCACAGTTAAGAATGGTGCTGTACAGAAGAAGATTAAGCAAGCAGATTATAATATTATAGAAGAGACTCTAGCAAGAAGAACTTATGATGAGTCTGGTGATTATGTTGTACAAGACTTTTCTACTGATTTAAGAGAATATTATCAGAAGGATAGTAACAGAGGAATATATGCTAAGAATGTAACTACTGGATTAGTTAATGGTCAGTCAGAAGGTGATGCATTGAAGATGATGGTTGCAACCATCGGACCAGGTAAGGCATATGTTAAAGGATATGAGATTGTTAATAAGGAAAGTACTTACATTGATGTAAATAAGTCAAGAGAAACCCTAGAAAGAGAGAATATTACTCTTAAACATTCTGGACTAAGTAGTTTCTATCTTACTAATACTTACAATTCAATTCCTTTAAATGCATTTGGTGCTGATCTTTCTGCATATCCAACACTTTATTTGAATGGTGTATTTGGTGATGGATCATTAGGTCAGAATAATACAGAAGCTTCTACAGATGGTATCTTAGCAAATGGTGATATATCTGGACATAAGCAGACACGTTCTAGGAGAACCAGTACATTTACTTCAGATGAAGCAATAAAAACTATCCTTGTTTCTATTAATGGTGATAGCAACACTGGATATCTTTTTGCCGATCTTGTTAATGGTGCTTGGGAAGATAAGATAGGTACATTAGCAGTTAGAACTGGTGATGGTAATACTGCAGAAGAGATTACTGTACTATCAATGTCTAAGTTTGATGGTAATAGTTCTTCATTCCCTGGTTCTTTCTATGGTAATGAACAAGTTGTAGAATTAACTATTTCTGGTAAGAGAAAGGTTATTGAAGGTGTTATTAAAGAGTATGATGAGAATGATAGTGAAGGAATAGGTAGTGGTGCTGCTAATAGACAAAAATTATGCATTCTCTATAGAAAGACAGCATCTCTAGGTGCAAAGGTTAATGCACAAAACAAAACAGCAGGATCTTTATGGGGTCATGTGATCTCATATAATGAGATGATAATCCCTACAGTTGGTCTTGCTAAACCAAAGAATTTCTCTCTACAAGAAAGAGGTATCGGATTTAATGCTGATTCTGATAATATTCTTTCACAGGGTAGGGTTGGATCAACTTCATCATATAATGCGACTTTCAAGATGTCGTATTTTAATCCTACATTCTTAACTCAACTTAAACTTGATACCCCAATACCAACTGGTGATAATATTTTTGAATCTGGTTTCTATGTTACTGGTGCTAAGAGTAAAGCATATGCTGTAATAGAAGGATCAGCAGAAGGATCACTTTCCAGTGGAAATAGAATGTTTGTTAAGATGTTATCTGGAACATTCTTAGATGGAGAGACTATAAGTGATGAGAACGGTAACTCTGTAAGGATTGCTAAAGAGAACACAATATCTCATTTTGTTGTTGATAATGGTGGAGATGGATATAGTGGAAATTCATATATCCTTATTGATGGACAAAAATTTGATTCATCAATAATCAATCCAGCAAATTATAGAGGTACTGAAATCTATAAGGTTGAGATCTTAGATAGAAATGCTGTTTACCAAACATATGCACAACCACCTACTGTTACAGTAGCTACTGCTGGTACTGTTAGTGATGCTGCTATTATCCGTCCAGTATTATTCACTGATTGTGTTCAGACATATAGTCCTCAGAATGTTAAGTCTATGTGGGCTAAGTTTGGTGTTGCTCCTGTTGGAGGAGAACCACCTAACCTATTCACTTCAGATGTAGAATTAGCAAGAGAAGCATATGTAACAAGTACAAATGTTACAGACTTTACATTTAGTGGTAAAGTAGGTGAAAGATACGTTGAATGTACTGGATTTGGTGGAGATGCTTCTACATCTTTGGTACAAGGTGATTTGGTACAATTCTCTGATGAGAACAACTTCCTTATTAGAGCAATTGTTCAGCAGGCTACAAAACCAGAAGGTACTAAGAAATCAAGGATATATCTAGATTCTTTACTACCTGCTAACGTCAGTAGTACAACTGTACTAAAGGTAAGACCAAAGATTGCTAATGCTTCTAAGTCTTCATTGATTTTCCCAACAGGATCTAAACAAATTGCTTCACTCGTAAAAGGAACTGATGATACCGCTATTACTTTCAACTCTAGAAGGGATTTCATACTGGATAGTTCATCTTCAGGTGGTAAGGTTACGTTTAAAGCTAATCTGGAGTATGGAACACAGAAGTTTGTTCAATTCACCGAAAATAACTTTATACTGACTGTTCATGATAAGGGTTCTTCTACAGTAGTAGAAACTGGTGATATTATTTACATACCTGCTGATACTGTTGAGGTAGTCAGTTCTGTAGATGCTTCTAGTGGATTAACTGCTGGTAGTGTTAGTATAACATTACCTGATAACTATTTTGGAAATATAACTGATGGTAATTATCCTAAGCTTAAATTATCTGCAACATTAGAATTGACCAAGGCAAGACCTAGGTTAAAGACTGTTGTTAGAGACAGAAGAATTATTATTACACCTGCTAAGGATAATATTCTTCCACTTAGAGGTCAGGATCAACAATCTGCTGAGATTAAGACAGTATCTTATTCTGATGTCTTTAAAATTAATTACATCTATGAAGGATCAACAACTGCTGCACCACAAATCGATAGTGCTGGTAACTTAATTAGTGGTACTGATGTTACTGATAGATTCTCATTTGATAATGGACAGAGAGATACTTTGTATGATGTATCTCGTATTGTTATTAAACCAGGATTTGATTTACCTATTGGTCAATTATTAATCTCTTTTGATTACTTCGATCATTCACAAGGAGATTTCTGTACAGTAGATTCTTATTTACATGAAGCTGGTGTTAGTGCTGATGAAATTCCTACATTTAACTCATCTGTATATGGTGTTACTAACCTCAGAGACGTTATAGACTTCCGTCCAAAGGTAGATAGTAGTGCTACTATTACTGGATTTGGTAACCAGTCTATCTTTAAGAATTCTGCCTTTAATGATTTTGATGGTGATGGTGGTGTAGTTTCTAGTTGTCCAGCATCTGATTCAAATCTTTCTTATACAATATCATTCTATCAAAATCAATACCTAGATCGTATAGATGGTATATTCTTAACTAATAAAGGTGAGTTTATAATAAAGGAAGGTAATCCTTCACTTAACCCTTCTAGACCAGAAGCAGTTAGTGATTCTATTGCTTTATCATATCTGTATATACCTGCTTATACAACAGATGCTTCTGATGTACGAGTTATACCTGTGGATAACAAGCGTTATACCATGAGGGATATTGGTAAGTTAGAGAAGCGTGTTGAAAGGTTAGAGTACTATACACTTCTTAGTGTGCTTGAGCAGCAAGCATTGAATATGCAGATCAAGGATGAGGTAGGACTTGAGAGATATAAGAGTGGATTTGTTGTAGATAACTTTGAGACTCATAAGGTAGGTAACCTTGGATCTATTGATTATAAGTGTTCTATTGATACAAAACAATCTGTATTGAGAGCACAGTCAAGAGAAGATTCATTTAATCTAGAAGAAGTTAACACAAAAGAAGATGAAAGAGTAGTTGCTGGTTATCAAAGATCTGGTGATGTTATTACTCTTCCATACACAGAACTTAAATTACTCGATAACCCATTTGCAACTAAGACATTTAATCCAAACCCATTTGTTGTTATTCAGTATGTTGGAGATGCAACTTTAGATGTACCTGTAGATGGATGGTATGAGTCTACAGATAAACCTTTGATATCTGATAACAATACACAGCTTTATACTATATTCCTTGCTAAGGATAATGTTCGTGAAGCATATTCTAGTTTGTATAACGGTTATTCTGTAAACTGGATTGGATCTGATCAAAACTTCTTTAATATTGGATCTCTTGCAGATATTAACTCTGATCAAGTAGCATCTACAGTTAAGATTGCTAATGTAGCAAGTTCTTCTAATATCAGTCCACAGAATAATGAGATTGGTAAAGGACTAGCAACTAAAGAAGTAGGAAGTTCTTTTGTTGCTACATCATTACAACAGTTTGCTAGATCTAGAGCAGTTAAATTTACCATTCGTAGGTTGAAACCTAATACTAGAGTCTATCCATTTATGGAGGGTAGAGATGTTAGTAGATGGTGTAATCCTGATCTAAGATTTACAGGAAAACCTGGTAATTCACTATCAACATTTGGTTCACCTGTTGTTACTGATAGTAGTGGTAATGCTAGTGGTCTTATTATAATACCCAATGGATACGCACCAGTTCAAGGAAGTACTTGGAATCACTATCTTCACAACACAACTTATGATACCAGCTCTGAACAATTACAATTCACGACAGGTGAAAAAACAATTAGATTTACTTCAAGTTCTAATGATGATAATAAGGACAATGTAGAGACCTATACTGAAGTTAAGTACTACCCAACAGGTATACTTCCTTCTAATCCTAGTAGCATTGTTTCTACATTACCTGCATACCTTAAGTCTAATGAAGGTAAGCAATTGGTATCTAATCAGAATGAGAAGAGACCTAATCCTCTTGCCCAAACATTTAAGGTAGAAGGATATGATGGTGGAGTATTTGTTACAGGATTGAAGTTATTCTTTAATAAGAAAGCAGCTGCTATTCCTGTAAGGACATATCTTACCAATACAGTAAGTGGTAAACCAGGTAGTTATGTTATTCCTGGTACAGAGAAAACTATAGCACCTGAAACATACCTTAAGGTATATGTGTCTCAAGAGACTAATATTGAGATTGGAGAATTAGCAACTGGAGTTCAATCTGGTGCATCTGGCCCAGTCTATAAGGTATTTGATAAGACTGGTATAGAAGTTCTTCCTGGTAATGCAAATAGAATACCTGTATCTGCTGATCAGGTTTATACATTAGTTCTTTCTAATAACAATGGAATAGCATTCAGTCCAGCAGAGACAATAACTCTTCCATCTGTAACACTTTCTAATGCTACTAATAACACTAACATCACTGTTACTATTGCTAAGGATTCTGGTAGGTTGATTGACTTAAAAGTTATTAATGCTGGTACAGGATATGATACAGCAACAATGACTATAGAGAGTCCTCAATTACCAGGTGGTACTACAGCAACTGGTACATTAGGATTATCTGGTGGTAAGTTATTCAATTCTGAAGTTTCTATATCTGGTGCTGGATATACCAGTGCTCCTTCTATTGTTATTGCTGGTACAGGTTCTTCCCCTTCTGGTGGATCAGTACAAGCTATTATATCAAATGATACACCAGGTGTTAGAATGGGTGTAGCAACTAACCTAGAGACTGATGTTGCTGGTACTGTTGGTACTCATTTCGCATTTGATCACCCAGTATACTTACAGAATGATACAGAATATGCATTTATTGTTGAAACAGATTCTGTTGATTATGAAATATGGGGATCTGAAGTTGGTGCAGCTGCAGGTTCTGGTACTGTAACAGCACAACCTGGTTTGGGTTCTGTTTATAGATCTCAGAATGTAGATGAGTGGAATGAAGATCTCAGAGAAGATATTAAGTTTGAACTTAATAGAGCTGAATTTGATACCACTAGAGCAGGTGATTTGCTGTTAACCAATGAAAATGTTGCTTATGAGCAAATGTATCCTAATTCAGTTCGTACAAGTTCTGAATCTAGTAGTAGTGCAACATTGAACAGATTTAGAGGTAATAATAATTACGTTGAGATTACACATAGAGATCATGGATTTGAAGACGGTGGTAATTCTTATGTCTTCTTTAAAGGTCTTGCAGAAACTGGTGGTGTTAGTGCTGCTACATTAAACACAACATTATACAATGTTGTTAACAGTGGAGTAGATACCTTTAATATTTACTCTCCAACTAAGGCAAGTTCTAGTGCTATTGGTGGAGGTTCTACAGGTATGATTGCATCCAATAAAAAATATGAGAAATTATATGCTGATATTGGATATCTTTCATTCCCTCAAACAAAAATAGATGCTTCTATTAAAACAACTGATATTATTCCAGTAGATAATGGACCTGTTAATTACAATTCATACTCACAGTCTAGTACTTATGAAAAGACATTCATAAATCAAGAGCATTATTTCATTAATCAGAAGGTTATAGCATCTAGAATTAATGAATTGAGAAATGATCTTTCTAATTCTCTTGTTTATAAGTTAAATCTATCTACTACAGTAAGTACTCTTTCTCCTGTAATTGATTTAAGAACTAGTTCTGTTAAAACAATATCAAATAGAATTGAAAATCCTACTGGAAGCGAGAGTAGATATGGTAGACAGAATCAAGTCTTAGAACTTTATAAGATATATGAGTTTGCTATCGAAGGGAATAATAGTATTGCAGTTGCTACAGGTCAAATTGTTAACTCAACAACCAATACTACTACATCAACCGTATCTGGATTGAAGGGTGGTAGTGGAAAGGTACTTAAGTATGATGCAGGTACTAATACTATTACTGTTAAACTATTAAATACAGGACAGTTTAAAGGTACAGAGGTATTAACATTCCAAGATCAAACAGGTACTGGTAAAGATTTTGATGGATTAACTGTTACAGTTAATGCTAATGGTCCTAATGAAATAGCACCTTCCTTTAATACAGCAACAAACTCTAATATACTTACTGGATACTATAATGGTACAACTCCAGGCTTGTATACTGATACTATAAGTGCTACAATATTGGATTGGGATGTTAATACTAAGCAATTAACCGTATTCAATAATAAGCAACCCATCAATGATGACTTTACTTCTAAGATAACTGCAGGATCTGCATTTAATAGAGTTGGTACTGATGTACAAAAATCTGATGTCTTTAGAGTAGGTGATCTAGTTTCATTTGTTGGACAACCTGCAAATACAGAAGATTGGTGGGAAATCTCTAGTGCTACTTATGATCTAGGTATTGCTTATGTTTCTGAAGATTCATCCAAGAATACATCTGGTATTGCTAAGTATGTAACTAAAGAGATTGCATTATCTAACAGTGGTACAACTATTGATGTTAAGATCACTGCTAATGTAAGAAACATTAGTGATATCAGGGTTCTTTATAAGACTAAGGAAGAATCAAGTGAGGTTAATTTTGATGATATTGAATGGAAGTTCTTTAATGTAAATGGTAAGTCTGATTTAGATCTTGCTGCTACTGCTGAGAATGAAATCTCTGGTCAATTTGAGAAACAAGAATCTTATCAAGAGATACCATTTAGTGTTACTAACCTTCCTGAATTTACATCGTTTGCAATCAAAGTTGTTATGGGTACAGACAATCCAGCATACGTTCCTAAACTACAAGACATTAGAGCAGTAGCAGCATTCTAATGGAAATACAAGTACAAGGTGAGGATAATCTTTATAGAGATACATCCAGTGGTGCTATAATTAACAATGATAAGAAAGCTTGGGAGTCGGTAAAAGCAGCTCGTCTTAGGGCTGATAGGAGAGATAGAGAGATAGTTGAACTCAGGGCAGAAATAGAGGTGCTAAAATCGCTGATTCGTGCTAAAATGTAACTAGATTAATTTTATTATGAAACTAATTGGATTGAGGATATGTGAGCATGACTCCAACATATCATACTATGATGGTAACACTGTAAGGTATATTAAGACAGAACGTATATACCAGCAGAAGCATCATGGGTATAGTGCTCTACCTAGTTACGAACTGGGCAGAAAGCATAATGGATATGCTAATCTATGGGGTTGGAAGGAAGATTTTAAGAATATATTTGGAGATGATCCAGATGATGCTGATGAGATATGCACAGTCTTTGATCCATACCTTTACAAATACCCTGCAGAACCTATCCCTTTCCCTGCTACAGAATATCCTAGACTAGGAGATAAGTTTCATAGGTTAGATCATCACTATGCTCATGCCTTGAGTACAGTTAAGGGTGATGGTCTTCATATAGTAATAGATGGATTTGGTGATAGTTGGGATAGAGATGATAAGGGTAAAAGACCTGCAACTAGAGGAGGAAATTCTTGGTCAGTTTTTAGAAATGGAGAAGAGATTGATAGAGGATATTGTGACGAAGATGGGTCTTTAGGCATTGAGATGATCAAAGCATCCTTGAGTCTTGGAATGAAAGCCAAGTATTATCAAGCAGAACTTGATATGCCTGGTAAGTTGATGGGATTACAGTCATATGGTAAGTATACATGGGAATATGCTAAGACTCTACCTACAGATCTTAGTTCTGTTGAGGAAATTTTTGATAGAGGATTGTATAAAACATGGGAGAAGAAACATTTTGGTATATTAGGAAATACAAATCTTAATTGGATAAGAACTGTTCATGAACATATGGGAGATGTTCTTGTTAATTTCTTTTCAAAATATGTTTACCATGATACAGATCTAATAACTTATAGTGGTGGATGTGCTCAAAATGTTATATGGAATACTCAATTAAAGAAAAAGTTTCCAAATCTGTATATACCAGCACATTGTGGTGATGAAGGATTATCTCTTGGTTGCATAGAATATCTAAGAAGGAAGAATAATTTACCAGAACTTGATATACATTACTATCAATCTGATACAGCACCAAAGAATAATCCAACAGACGAGACAATTCAAAAAGTGGCACAAGCTCTTAATGATGGTAAGATAGTTGCTTGGTATCAGGGACATGGTGAAATTGGTCCCAGAGCATTAGGTTATAGATCTTTATTGATCAATCCTTTCATTGAGAATGCTAAGGATATAATCAATAAGGTTAAGAGAAGAGAAATGTATAGACCATTTGGTGCATCTGTTCTAGCAGAGCATCAGAGAAAATATTTTGATACGGATATCCATAACCCTCATATGCTATATGTTGGTAATGTTACTGCTCCTGGTCTAGATGCAATAACTCATATCGATGGTACATGTAGGTATCAAACAGTAACTAAAGAGAATGAATACTACTATAAACTGTTGCAATCACTAGAACATCCCATTGTATTGAATACAAGTTTGAATCTTGCAGGTAAACCAATCATGGCTGATCCTAATGATATAAAAGATTTTGATGTGGATATCGATATGGTGGTTGTCGGAAATGAGATAACTGTGCTATAATATATACTGTAGTAGATCGATCAACTATATGGCAATGGATCCAGCGAATCTGAAAGAGGAATTCACAAAACAACTCGCTGATGCTAATGATAAAATTTCAAAGGCAGAAGCAGAACTTATCCGTCTGAGAGAGTACCGTACTAAACTACAAGGTGGTTTAGAAACAATTGGTATTATAACTGGTGAAGAACCAGCAGCAGAGGGAACACCACCACCTACAGAAGGTGGAGATGCTCCAACAGAAGCACCTCCAGTTGTAGAAGGTTAGAATAACAAAGTAACCCCTTGCTAAATAGTGAGGGGTTCTTTATTTGTCAGATGGCTGCTATACCGATAAATTTAATATGTGAGAAAGGAACCGACT